GACGGCGGATATTATCCGCCGCGTGGAGGAGTATCTTGCGGCGCATGAGGAGGTCAGCCGCGAGCGGTTCGCGAAGATGGCAGGGATCTCGGGCGGTGCGCTCTCGTCCTTTTTGAAGGGGAGCTATGCGGGGCGCGTGGATGTGGTGGCGCAGAAGATTGCCGCCGTGCTCGAAACGGAGGAGAGCCGCGCCGATGCGGTCATGACGGTCAAGGAGCCGGAGATCGTGGAGACGGAGGTCATGCAGAAGATGATGTTCGGTCTGCAATACGCGAACGACCGCAACGACATCATCTGTATCTACGGCGCACCCGGCATCGGCAAGACGGTGACGGTGAACAGGTGGGTCGAGACACATCCGAACAGTATCTTTTTCACCGCCTCGCCGAATATCCACAACGGACGCGACGTGATGGAGGAGATTCTGGAAGCGATCGGCAAGAAGCAGACGGGGCGCAACAAGGCACTTGAAAAGTCGATTGTGCAGATGCTCAAAGGCTCGAATCGGGCAATCATCATTGACGAGGCGCATTTTCTCCGACTTTCGGCACTTGAGACGCTGCGCCGCATCCATGATGTGACGGATGTGCCGCTCATCCTCGTTGGCAATCCTGCGATCATGGACATCATCACGGAACAGAACAAGACGCTGACGGGACAGTTCTTCAGCCGTTCGACGCGCATCTCTCTGGATGCGAAGATTCCGCTCGCGGATGTGAAGAAGATCGTGCTGCAGCACGGCGTAGAGATGGACAAGGACTGCATCGCAGAGCTTCACCGCGTGGCACGCGGAACGGGTGCGCTGCGTGTGATGACGAAGCTGTTTCTCTTTGCGTGGACGATTGCGAACAGTGCGAAGCGTGCGATCGGGATGGACGACATCATTCGGGCGCGGCAGGTGATTATCTCGCCGGAGGCGTGCTGATGGAGGTTTGCGTAGGGGACGAGGCGTTAAAGTGCGCCGTTCGGTTCTATTTTCGACAGCGCACTTTTGGCAGGGTGTATATTTTCCCTGTCAGTGCGTGCCGCAAGCCCTTTATGCTCATCGTCTCGGAGCGTGAGCGGATGAAGCTCGGGCTTTCCGTGAGATGTGCCATCTCCGTGCTTGGAGATCAGCCTGACGATGCGGAGACATGGACGCTTTCAAAGAAATATGCACGGCTCGAAATGGCATGTAGAGAAGCGATAAGATGTTGTAAGCGCATAAGCGCATATGAGAAAGAAGGTGCGGAATGTTAAATCAGAAGAAAATCAGCCGTGCGGGGAGTGTGACGATCCCTGCGCATCTGCGGCGGGCATACGGTATCACGGCGGGGGAGCAGGTCGCGATCGAGATGGATGCGGCGGGCATGATCTCCATGAAGCGGATTGTCGGGCGGTGCGTGTTCTGCGGCGCGGACAAGGAGCTGCGGACGTACAAGGGGCGGTTTGTGTGTGCGGCGTGTGCCGCAGAGATCGGAAAGGAGGACGGTCATGTTTGAGGTGATTGAGACGCAGCCGAAGGAGGTCGCGGCACTGATTAGCCGTGCGGTGACGCTGGACAGGGAGATACGGCAGCGGAAGAAGTCGCTTGAAGCGATCAAGGCGAAGCTCCAGACGGCGGCACTTGCCGAGATGGAGAACAAGAATCTGCGCTATGTGCGCTATGATTCGCTCTATGGCAGTGCCGAAACGACGTACAAGACAAAGCTTGAGATCGACAACTATGCGCGGCTTGCGGCGGCACTGGACGCGTCGGTGCTCGTAGAGGACAAAATCGTGCGGCGGCTGAGCGTCAAGTACGATATTGACGCGCGGTTCAAGGAGGCTCTGGTCGCACTGGTACGCGGCGACTACGCAGAGCACGACATTGACGGCATTCTCCTCGGCATGGGACTTGAAGATGCAAAGATGCGTAAGGTCGTCAGGAAGAAGCTCAAGGGCGACTATGCAAAGGATCTGGAAGTGCTCGCCGCCGTGGGAATCCACGGCGCACGCGAGGAGGAACTGGATGCGATCCGCGCCGAGCTGAACCGTCAGCTTGTTGAACGCTTCTTTGAGCCTGATCGGATCGACCGCGACGAGATTCGCAACGCTGTTTTCCTTGAGGAGACACTGAGCTTCACGCTCACGCCGCAGAAGGGGGATGAGCCGGATGATAAAGACGGCGAAGATTAGCCCGAAGCAGATCGCCCTTCTCCATGTGGCAAAGCGGGAACTCTCGCTTGACGAGGGGAACTATCGGGCGGTGCTCTCGCTCTACGGCGGCGCGGAGTCGGCGAAGGATGTGACACAGGCAGGTTTTACGCGGCTCATGAACTACCTTGTGCGCATCGGGTTCAAAGCCCCTGCCTTTGCCCCGCAGACCCGCAGGAAGCGTGACGCGGGGGCCCTCATCGGGCCGTGGCAGACGGCGAAGATCGAGGAGCTTTACGTTGCCCTTGGTATTGATACGGCAGATCGTCAGCAGAAACTTTGTAAGCGCGTCATCAAGAAGGCGTGGCCGCAGACACGCGGAGAGGCGAACAAGATGATCGAGTGTCTTAAGGCGATGGCAAAGAGGGCGGCACCATGAACGGCGAGGATATGCGTGCGCTTTTGGATGAGATCGCCCCGGACGATCTGCCGGCGCAGTGGCAGGAACTCGCCGCATCGGTCGGGCTCGTCAATCTTCTGCAACTGTGCAAGCTCTACGGCGGCACGTCGCTCTACATCCCGAAGTATGATAATCTGATCGCACCTGCGAAGCGGCGGGCGGTCGCGAAACTCTTCGACGGGAAGAATCACAAAGAACTGGCGCGGCGGTTCGAGCTTTCCGAGCGCAGCGTGTATGAGATTGCCTCGGAACTCAGCTGGCGCAAAAGTCAGATCAGTCTTTTTCCTCCGGCATAGAATCTTTGAACTGTGCAGATATAGCGTGCAGAAAATATTTTGTAGAATCGTATTGAGTGAAAAACTCGATACGGTTCTTTTTTTATGGAGGTGGCTGCGGTGTTTGCGTGTGTGAAAAATCTGGTGCTTTTTGTGCTGCATTTCATTCGTGATCTCATCTATGGGCCGGACGGGCGGCCGTCGCTTCTGGCGACGATGACGTTCGGGCTGTTCGTCCTCTTTGTATTCGTGACGATCTATCTGCTCTATACGGGGCAGGAGTGGAAGGACTACGCTGTCTTTGCGGGGACAACGACGACGCTGAGTGCGGGCGGCAAGATGGTGGATAAGTATATCAACAATGCGGGGCGGTTCTGAAATCGTGCACCGCTGTGTGAAAAGGCAACAGGGAGGAAAAACGAATGCTTGGCGATCTGAGTGCAAAATATGAATCGAGCGGCAGCCCTGCGACGATCTCGTCGGGTGAGGGCGATCCCGGCGGCAAGAGTTACGGGCGGTATCAGCTGGCAAGCCGCATGGGGAGTGTGGACAGCTTCCTGAAATGGGCAGTGCATCTCTCGGCGAATACGGTCTATGCGAGCTACGGGCGGACGCTCTCGCAGTTCCCGATCGGCTCGGCGGACTTTGACTGTGCGTGGCGTGAGATTGCACGTATCGACGAGGACGGTTTTGCGCGGATGCAGCACGACTATATCTGTTATGCGTACTACCTACCCGCCGTGGATGCGCTGCGCCGTGCGGGATTCGATGCGGACAAGCACACGCACGTCATGCAGGATGTGATCTGGAGCCGTACGGTGCAGTACGGCACGGGGAACATCGTGGAGATGTTCGAGACGGCATGTCATCGGATGTATAACGAGGCGAACGACGATTACAGCGGCTATCCGAATCTCTCGTATGTGGACGATGCACGCTTTGACTACGATCTCATCCGTGCGATCTATCTCGCCGTGTGCAAGACACCGGAGTGGACGGCGGCATCGTGCCGCTATGGTCTTTACAATCGTTTTGAAAGCGAGTGCGCCGAGGCTCTTGCGATGCTGGGGAGTGCATGAGATGGGATGGAAGGAAAGGGCGGCGGAGCGCGTACGGGACACATACGGGCGGATGCGGGAATCACCGACGGTGGTGAGTGTCGTTCTCGCTCTGATCCTTCTCATCGTGTCGCTCTTTGTGCTTGCATGGAAAGAGGCGGAGAACGATGCGCTGCGGCGCGAGCTCGCTCTTGCAAAGGAGCAGATCGCTGTCTATGAGAGTGCCCGCGTACGCGAGGGGGAGAAGCCCGTCGAGGTGAAGGCGAAAGCGACAACCTCCGCGACGACGGCGTACGTTCCCAAAGCGCATGTGACGGCTGACGACGGCAGTCGCACTTATGAGCGGACGGATGCAGAAATCAGCGTTGCGCCGCCGACGGTCGCGGTGAAGTATAACGGCAAAGAATATGATCTGCCGGGCATCGCGGGCGAGACGACGAAGTTCGAGCGCGGGAAGATTCAGAGTGCGGTTACAACGCACGCAACGCTCGACCTTACACCGCTGATTGATACGGCTGCGGAGCAGAAGGCTCGCACGGCGGCAAAGCATTTTTCGATCGGCATGTATGGAACGAGCGCGGGTGCGGCGGTCGGGATCGGGTATGAAAATCGGGATTACGGGATTGATCTGCTTGTGCATCCGATTGAGCCGTCGAAGTTCTGGGGCGTGGGTGTGAGGAGGCGGTTCTGATGGATTTTAACTGGACATCGGTCATGATCGGCATCGGCTCGACCATGTTCGGGATCATCCTGCACCAGTCGCGTGAGATTCGTGCAGCACTGAATAAGGAAGTCAAGGAAAACCGCGACCATCTCGCCGAGGTGCATAGAGAAATTGAAGCACTCCGGAGCGGGCTGCCGCTCCAATATGTTCTGCGTGACGATTTTCTGCGCAGTATCTCAGCACTGGATACGAAGATCGACCGTATGTCGGGCGAGGTCAGTGCGATCAGCAAAAATATCGCAAAGCTCACGGGAGGTGAGAAATAACATATGACAACACTGGAAGGACATACGTCGCGCGAGATTCGCGGGCGCATCATGAAGATTCTGCGTCTGAACTATCCGCAGCAGACGGGGGACAAGCTGATCGCTGAGATTCTGCTTGATGCACAGTATTCGACGACCCCCGCAGCGGTGGAGACGCATCTCGTCTATTTGCTTGAGAAGGGCTATATCGCGCTTGAGGAAGCGGAATGCTTCGGCGTTTCGCGCAAACTCGCGAAGCTGCTGCCGAAGGGGATTGACCTCATCGAGGGCAATATCCCGCCGGACGTTGGGGTAAATCTCAATGGGTAGCCGGAGAAAACACCCGCGCATTACAACGGAGCTGCCGAAAGACCTCGTTCGCGCCATCAATGAGCGGCTGGTTGCGGGTGAGACGTATGAGAGTATTGCCGCGTATCTTAGGGAACGCGGGCATGATATTTCAAAGAGCAGCGTTGGGCGGTACGGCAAGGATTTTCTCAGTAAGCTCGAACGGCTGCGCATCGTGAAGGAACAGGCGCGTACGATTATGAGCGAGGGCAAGGATGGCCCCGCGCTTGAGATGACGGAGGCGGCGACACAGCTTGCCCTTCAGCTTATCATGGAGCGGCTCGTTACGGCGGAGGATCTGAGGGATGCGAAGAGCAGCGACATTCTCAAGGCTCTCGCGCTCCTCGAACGCTCGGCGGTACAGCGGGAAAAGCTCAAGATGGAGGCGGGGCGTATGATGGAGGCGGCGGTCGCTCAGATCAAGGCGAGCCTCCAAGAGGAACTTGCGAAAAGCCCCGAGGTGCTCACGCGGCTGGTTGGGATGGTGGACGCTGTAACGGCAGAGATGCGGGAGAAGCAGTAGGGAGGCGCGGGCATGTCGGTCATAAAGGAGCTTGTCGGAAGGAAGACACACAGCCCTGCAATGGAGCGTTACCGCACAAGCTATGAGGCATACTGTGAATATGCCCATTACGGCAGGTGGAAGCCGTGCCGACATCTTCATCTCGTCTGCGAAAAGCTTGAGGCAGTGGAGCGCGGCGAGATTGACCGTCTCATGATCTTCATGCCGCCGCGTCACGGGAAATCCCAATCGACAACAGAGACGTTTCCCTCATGGTTCCTTGGGCGCAATCCCGACCGGCGCGTGATCGAGGTGAGCTACAGTGCGAACTTCGCGCAGAAGTTCGGCAACCGCAACCGCAAGAAGGTCGCGGACTTCGGAGAAGCTCTTTTCGGCATCCGTCTCGACCGCTCGAACAGTTCTAAGACGAATTGGGACATTGAAGGGCACGCGGGCGGCATGATCTCCGTCGGTCTCGGCGGCGGCATCACGGGTGAGGGGGCGGATCTCCTCCTCATCGACGATGTGGTGAAGAACCGTAAAGAGGCGGAGTCGGAGACGGTGCGCGACTCTATCTGGGACGAGTACAGCGCAACACTGCTCACGCGACTTGCCCCCGGCGGGCGTATCATCCTCATCATGACGCGCTGGCACGAGGATGATCTCGCGGGGCGCATCCTAAAGGAAGCGCAGGAGAGCGGCGAGCACTGGGAGATCATCAACCTGCCGTGCGAGGCGGAGGAGAACGATCCGCTCGGCCGCACGGTCGGCGAGCCGGCCGCGCCGGGGCGGGGCGGCGCAGGCGGGC